AATAACAAGAAAAGGATTAGCTCAAGCTAGTTTCCAATTACAAGAGATAATCAAAGAACTTACAAGAAAAGGCATTGATATTAATAGAAGAAGATTTGCTCCATATTCAGATTCATATTTAAAAAGATTACAAAAAGAAGGTAAATCAACTAGAGTAGACCTCCGATATTCAAATGAAATGATGGATAGTATAACAGGAAAAGTACATAGTAATAGAAAAGCAACTGTGTTTTTTAATAGAGGAGCTACAAGAAAAAGAGCATTATTTAATCAAGTTTTGAATGAACCAAAAAGAATATTTTTTGGGTTTAATGATAGAACAGAAAAGATTATACAGAAACAATTCGTAAGATTTATGGAAAAAGAAATTAGGAAAATGAGAATATGAGTGTACGAGAGAATATAGCTTCTAATATAGCTTCAACAATAAGTGGTATTACAAGTCCTTTAATTAAAAAGGTTACTAGACAACCTTTTGATATTGATGAATTATCAGATAAACAATATCCAGCAGTTATAGTTCAAACAAGTGAAGAAACTCGTGAGGATATTGAAATGGGTGATGGAGCTAAAACAAGACAAGGTACGATTGATTTTGTTATTAGTGGATTTGTAAAGGGAGCAGAGTCTAATATTGACACATTAAGAAATCAATTAATCAGTAGTATTGAATCCGAGCTAGAAAATGATATTACTAGATCTAACAATGCATTAGATACTGAAGTTGTTAGTGTTGAAACTGATGAAGGAACTTTATTTCCGATTGGTGGCATTAGAATGACAATTAGATGTATGTATGTATTTCAATCAGGAACACCGTAATAGGAGAGGATAAAATGGCAAACAAAGATAAAATCATAGAAAAGATAGAAAAAAAGATAGATAAAATAGAACAACTTCACGACAAAGAAAGTATGCTTTGCGAAGAAGTCAAAGATATGTTAAACGAAATGAAAGAAGAAGTCGTTGAAGAATCAGAATCGGACGATTGGGATGATGAAGAAGAATTTGACGATGACGAAGAAAAAGAGTAAAACAATTTAATAGGAGAATAAAATGGCAGTACATCACGGAAAAGAAGGACAAGTTGCTATTGGTGGAACAGCAGTAGGAGAATTAACTTCTTTCACTTTAGAAACAACAGGAGATGTTGTTGAGTCAACTAAAATGGAAGATGGAGCAAAATCTTTTATAGCTGGAAGAACATCATTTTCAGGAACTTTAGAAATGCATTTTGATGAAACTGATGCTGGTCAAACACAATTAGTATCAGGTGCATCTTTAACTTTTAAATTATTACCTGAAGGAAGTTCGTCTGGTGACAGAAAATTTGAAGGAGCTGGTATAGTTACAGGAATGTCAGTTAATCAACCTTTAGATGGCGTTGTTGCTAGATCAGTTACTTTTCAAGGCACTGGTGCTTTAACGATTGGAACAGAATAATAATTTATGTCAATAATTGATAGAGCTAAATCTCATTTTGAGAGTTTAGGAGTACAATCTATTGAGATTGAAGAATGGAAAGATGATGAAGGTAAACCTAGTATCATCTATTGGAATCCAATTACATTAGCAGAAAAGAAAAAATTATTTAGCAGATCTGATAGTCTAAATGATGTTGGACTATTAGCTGATATTGTAATTATGAAAGCTTTAGATAAAGACGGAAATAAATTATTTGCTACAACAGATAAATTAGATATTATGAATAAAGTAGATTCTGATGTACTTGCAAAGATTTCCGCAGCTATGGTACAAGCTCCAACTGCTTACGAGTCAAAAAAAAACTAAACACTACACCTGAATTAAGAAATATGCTAATACTAGCGGATAGGTTAAAAATAACCTTGAAGCAAGTATTAGATATGACCGAAGTAGAATATAACTTGTGGATTGGATTTTTAATGTTAGAAAAAGATGAATATGATAGAAAGAAACCAATGAGATAAATATGGCTCAAAATTTAGTTTTAAATATATTAGCAAAAGATAAAACAAAACAAGCTCTAGCTGGAGTAAGAGCCGGATTATCAAGATTACGAACTTCAATCTTTTCTGTTCAATCAGCAATATTAGGAATCGGAGCTGGTGTAGCAATAAGATCATTTATCAATGTTGGGAGAGAAGTAGAACAATTAAGATTAAGATTTTTATTATTATTTGGATCTGCTACTGAAGGAGCAAAAGCATTTGATACTCTCGTTAAGTTTGCTGGTAAAGTTCCTTTTACACTTCAAGAGATTGCACAAGCTTCAGGTAATCTAGCCGTTGTTTCAAAAGATGCAGATGAGCTAGGAAAAAATCTAGAGCTCGTAGGTAATATCGCTGCCGTTACAGGATTAGATTTTAGAATTACTGCAGAACAAATACAAAGATCATTATCAGCCGGTATAGCATCAGCAGAGATATTTAGAGAACGAGGTGTAAGAGAAATGTTAGGTTTTACGGCTGGAACTGCAGTATCATTAGAAGAAACAAAGAAAAAATTAGATGAAGTATTTGGGCCGAATGGAAAGTTTGGAGAAGCGGCGAAATTTCTAGGAACTACTTTTGACGGAACTTTATCTATGATCCAAGATAAAATATTCCAATTTCAATTAGGAACAAATCAAGCTGGATTTTTTGATTTTATAAAAGGTGGTTTAATTACAGTAAATGAATTATTAATTAAGAATCAAAAACAATTAAATGATTTCGCAAACAGATTAGGAAAAGGTCTTGTAGCATTTATAGAAGAAGCAATCGTTGGATTTGTAGGATTATTAAATGCAACAAAAGTAGTATTTAAAACTATTATTGCTGGTATTGCTGGAGTTGTAGATATAATAAACTTCCTTCCGCCTGTCGTAAGAGAGTTAGGTATTTTAGGTTTCTTAACTTTAGGAACTAAAGGAAGAGTTTTAGTTTTAGCTCTTGGACTTATTATAAATCAAGTTAAAAAATTACTTCAAAAAATGGGAGTTGATATAGATCTGAGTTTTGGATCTTTAGAAAAAGTAGAAGAATCAACTAAAAACATAAGAGGTTTCTTTGATGATGTAAGAGCAAACATAGAAAAGAATACAATAGCAACAGTTGAGTTTGGTGAAAAGATTGCTGAAGCAAATGCTGAAGCGGCAAAATTGAAAAGAAATATATCTCCATTTAGAAAAGAATTAGAAGATCTAAATAATAAATCTTTGAAAGATCTAACAACATTATCAAAACAAGCTTTTGAAATAATTGAAATGGGAATCAAGGGAATGTCGCAAGGATTAGCAGAAAATATAGTTACAGGAAAAGATCTTAAAGGAACATTCCAAGCATTAGCAGATCAAATATTAATTAAAATATTATCTACTCTTATTGAGATCGCCGCTAAAATAGCTTTACAAGTTGTTCTTGAACAAACTGCTATTGCGAATCTTTTAGTCAAATTAGGTATAGAACAACAAATAACGGCTGAAAAAGATAAACAAGCTAAAGCACAAAAAGATCAAAACAAACAAAAATTTATTTCAACATTATTAGGAATACCAATGATGGCTAGTGGTGGATCTGTTATGAAAGGTATGCCTACAATAGTTGGAGAGAGAGGGCCTGAATTATTCTTTCCAAATAGTTCAGGACAAATAACTCAAAATGCAAGAGGAACACAAGGAAGATCAGCAGTAGTAAATTTTAATATTAATACAATAGATTCAAGAGGATTTGATGAAGCTCTAGTTGAAAATAGAGGAACGATAACTGCTATTATTAATAATGCTCTTACTGAAAGAGGAAGGGGTGAATTAGTATAATGGCTGGAGCTTTCCCTTCATCAGCAAATTTTGAAACATTAGGATTATCATCAATCCAAAATACAATCATTTCAAAATCTATTTCAGGAAAGAAACTTTCAAGACAAATAGATAATCAAAGATTTAGATTTACAATTAAAATAATAGTAGGAAAGAGATCTGATATTTATGGAGAACTAATGGCTTTTATTATGAAACAAAGATCTTCAAAAGAAAATTTTACAATATCTCCACCTGAATTAAAAAATATTAGAGGTGTAGAATCATCAACAATATCAGTAAACGGATCTCACACTGCTGGAGATACAACAATAGCTCTTGATGGATTTGGAGCTGATACGGCAAATAGATTTCGTGCTGGAGATATGATTACTTTTGCTGGTCAAACAAAAGTCTATATGATTGTAGAAGATGTAACAAGTTCTTCAAATGCAGCCACAGTTACGATAGAGCCACCTTTAAGATCTGCTTTAGCTGATGATGCAGTAGTAACATATAATAATATAAATTTTACAGTTCATTTAACAAATGATGTTCAAGAGTTTGGAGTTGTTGGAGCAAGTAAAGATGGAGATTTATTATATCAATTTGAGCTTGATGTAGAAGAAACACTTTAATGCCAAAATATCTAATCAAACATTGGATCAATGTAGATGTGATCGCAGAAAAGATTGTAGATGATGAAAATCTTACAACAAATGAAGTAGAAAAAAAACACTCGCCAGATGGTACTTTTGAATATAAAATGATAAAAGGAAGTGAAAAGATAAACAGAACAACTTACGAAGAATATGGCAAGAACACTAACGACGGCAGTACAAAACCAACTAGCGACAAATGATATTAGACCTGTCCATCTTATATCTATTGGATTTTCAACACCTGTAAATATAACTGATAATGCTTTTGATTTAACTTCTTCTGTATCAGGATCTAGTAAAACTTATTTATCTTCATCATTTTTAGTATCAATTCCATCATTTACGGAACAAACTGATGTAACAAAATCATCTTTAAATCTTACTTTATCAGGTGCAGATCAAACATTTATATCAACAGTTCTTAATGAGAATGTAGTTAATGATTCAGTTGATATATTTAGAGGATTATTAGATTCAAATAATGCCTTAATAGCAGATCCTATTTTATTATATTCAGGAAATATAGATACATTTCAAATAGATGAATCTGAAACAGAATCTAGTGTTAATTTAACAATAGTATCACATTGGGCAGATTTTGAAAAAAAATCAGGAAGGCAAACAAATAATAATTCACAACAAAGATTCTTCAATACTGATGTTGGAATGGATTATGCTAGTCAAACAGTTCTAGATATTAAATGGGGTAGAGCATAATGGATATAAATAAAATCATAAATCTTTATAGAATGTTTCCAAAATATCAGAATAATAGTTATCACGAATTATACTATCATGTCATTCCTTCTATACAATTAAATCAATTTAAAATATTTGAAGATGAAGATGGAGTATATGGATTCGTAAATTGGGCATATCTAAATAAATCAACAGAACAAACATATCAACAATATTCAAAGATATATAAAAACGAATGGAATAATGGATCTAACTTATGGTTATATGACATAATTATTTCTAGAAAACCAAGAGAAGTGATGTCTTGGGTTTATAATTATTTTAAGAAAAAATTAAAAACAAACGAATCTATTAATTGGTTAAGATTAGATTCTAAAGATAAAGTTTATAGAGTCTCAAAAAAATACAAAAGGGAGTTTCATAATTAGATGGGTGGTGCAGTAAGTAAAGTTGTTGAGCCGGTTAAAAAGGTTTTTAAAGCAGTACGAGTAGCAAATTTTTTAGGTAATATAAATCCTTTTGTTGCTATTGGAGTGTTAGCGATAGGATGGTTATTTATAAGATCTAGAAAACCTGAAGTACCTGATTTTGGAACAAATGATTTTGAAGAAACAGAACGAGGTATATTAGTTAATAAACAATCTAATAATGCTTCAATTCCTGTTGTTTATGGAGAACGATTAATAGGTGGAACGAGAGTATTCATTCAAACATCAGGAACGGATAATGAATTTTTATATGTTGCTCTTGTATTATCGGAAGGAGAAATAAATTCTATTGAAGAAATAAGAGTTGATGAAAAAGTAGTAACTTTTGATGGAGCTCTATCTGATAATGTTCAAAGATCTGTTGCAAGTTCAGATTCTAATTTTTATAAAGATGGAGCAAGTTATATCACAATAGAGCCACA